CCAGGAACACGACCAGCATGTTTTCGAAGTCCCCCACCAGCCCGGTGAGGACATCCCCCAGGGTAGTCTGGTCTGTGAAATCGAGGTAGTTATTGGCCCCCACCTGATCGGGCTCACCTGGATCGGAGAAAAAGACACGCCGGGGATTGGTGTCCGTGCGTCCCCACCAGAGTCGTTGCATGTGGGGTTCGCAGAAATACGATCCGGTGGCTGGGGCATCGCCATGCTCCTGCAATAAACGGTTTTCCAGAATGTCCAGGTCCGAGGTGTTGTCGGTATAGCTCGTGGTCGTGCGCCCATCAATGAACGTCACGAAATAGAACGTCGCGCCGGTACCCGTAGTACGGTACAGCTCGTAGCCTGTGATATTCGTGTCACTGTCAGCCGTCCAGGACAGGTTGGCCTGCTCGTTCTGGAGCTGAATCACATTAGAGGTCACCGCCCCAGCCGAGCGCACCTCTGCACCCGTCATGCTGACCATCTTCCAGGAGTAGCCCCCATTCAGGACCCCGGTCGCGGTGTTGACAGCCGCTGTAATCGTGGGCGAGCGCCCTGTGGCTCCGGCAGTAGACAGCGCTGAGCCGTTCCAGGCCCGTGGGGCCACGACCCCATTAGCAAAGAAGAGGGTATTGTCGACCTGCGAAAAATCCGGGATGGACCCCACCGACCCACTCCCCAAGTCCGCAATGAACGTCCAGTTCACCCCGTCGTCGGTGCTGTACCAGAGTTCGTATTCATTGGTACCATCGTCAAAGACCCCAATGAGCTGCCGGGTGAAGCTGGCTCCGGTTTGGCGGTAGGCTCGTAGCCCCCGCAGCATCGTGGCCGAGCCGCCTGTGTTGGTCGTGACCGCCGAGGCGTTCTGCTTAGCGTACCCCAACACCTTCTTGGCACGGCCCAGTTTGTCTATCCAGAGGTTCCGGGACCCTGAGGAGGAATAGATGGAGGGCAACGCCACAGAGTGAATACCCTCCTGCGTTCCCATGAACACCGAGAAGACCTGTGTCTGGATCGGATACGCCATCAGTAAGAGTCCTGTGGGGGACGCTTGGCCTGTTGCCGCAGCCATCCCCGATTCATACGAATCCCAACCCGGAAGCGCTCAGCAGTCGAGAGTCGCCACCACCAGCACAGGCGCTGCCTCCAAGAGGCAAAAGTTACAATGCGCATGCTTATCCATTCATGGACCCGCAGGCCCCAGGCGAAAAGTGCATCGCCATCACCGATCGGCAGATATCCGCTCGGCGTGTGCAGTCCTCCTCGGACCACTGGGGGTCACGTCGATGCCAGCCAGAATGCTCAAACGCGCAGTATTTGGTATTGGTATTCATGTTGACTTCACACCCCAGGCGGCAGCGTTCGTTGAGGGTGTCGTCGTCAATCTCATTGGGGAACTGCGCCATTCGCACCACATTGGGTGGAAGGTCCTCATAGAGGCCATAGCCCCCATGGACATGGTCTTCCTCGCCTTCCCAGTCGGTGTTGCCCAGTGGGGGCGGGGCGTAGTGAATCCCTATATCGCGCCCGTGCCAGTTCACTTCCTGAATCCAGCGGTGGATGTTGGGATTGCGCTCGTCAGCGGAGCCCCAGACCTCATTCAACTCCCAGCTGAGCATGTAGAGACAGACATCCTCGTGGGTGGAGTCCACCAGCTGCTGGGTACGAGCAATGATAGTGTCGAGGTCTAGGTTCTCCAGGGTCGGCTGGTCCACGACTCCCACCATCGGAATCAGTCCGGCTTCTCTCGCTTCCCACAGCACCTCGATAAGCTGCGGCATCCCTTCCGGGGCGTAGGCATTGAATCCGCCATTCGTCCACTCAGGATGCCCGTGGCGTCGACCCCAGTCGTCCTGCTCCGCATTGATGAGGACGTGGGTATAGCCACGGGCCACTTCCTCGGCGAAGTAGGCGCGGCGTTCGCCTTCGGGACGGGCACACACCGCCGGGGCAAAATAGCGTGAGGCCGGATAGAGGAAATTCCCCTTCCAGTTCCCGAGCGTAATCGGGACGATAGGGTCCTCTACCGAATGGTCCGGCAGCATGTCGCCGGGGTCTGGAGGGGGCACAGGGTCGGGTGCAACGGGAAGGTTGACCGTTGCCGGGAGACTCGGCTCAGGGTCTACCGTGGTGGTATTCGACCCGTGGCCCCCAAAAATGGCGGTGAACACACGCAGGAAGAATCTGAGCAGGCCCATCATTCAGGGTCCGGCGCTGGTTTCTCCGGCTCCACGATCACATGACCGTCCTCGTCCGTCCAGTCCGTCTCCATGATGTGCGTGTCCTGCCGCTCTGCCACCACCATCCACGACACGGTGTCAGTGCAAGTGGCTTCCTCGCAGTCGATGGTCAGGGTGCTGCCGGTGACAGAACCACGCACATGGTGCCACCCGGTTTCATTGCTGGTGTAGCACTGCTCGTCGCGACAGAGCGTTGCCCAAGTGCCGGTGCTCATCCCAGCCGCATCGTCCAGATCGACATCGGCAGTGCCATCCACCAACGTGACCGTGCCTCGGTAAATGAGGTCACAACGCGGGCCTTCAATGAACGAGTGAACAAGGTGATGTGTGTCCTGCTTGGCCGGCAGTGGGTGATCGATGCGGAATGACCCGCTACTCTTCGACACCGACCCATTCACCGTGAGGGTCGAGCCTGCGGTCGCCGTTCCGATACCGACGGTGCCGCCGCTTTCCTGCAATATAATCGAGCCCGCATTGGCGACGCCTGCTTCAACTGTCTGAAACTTCCATTTTCTGTCGGCCTGTGCGCTGCCACCCATGGCGAAGAGTTGCAAGGAAGCGTAATTTGATGCCTCATTGGATTTTCCCAAGTAGGCATAGACGCCTCCAGTATCCGTCTTCGCCTGACCCGAAATCGTCACATCGAGATCCGCCACTGGAGTCTCCGTGCCGAGGCCAATATTTCCACTAGAGAGAAGCGCCATGCGCACAGTTCCCGACGAATCTCCGTCTGCGGTCGTGGCAAATGTCATCCGCCCGGGCATATCGTTCGCGCCGGGGGTGCCATCCACATACACGGCGATGCTCGCAGCCGTGCTTGCTTGGTCGGTCCCGTCATCGGCTTGCCACTGAATAAAGCCGAGCGGATCATCGTCCGCGACGATCACCGCAGATCCACCCACCGTTGAGGCTCGACTCTTCATCAGAAGGATATTCGGACCACCTGCGTCATTGCTCCACCGAGAGACTTGCGCGGCAACGCCGCCAGCATTCGCGACTTGCAGATCTGCTCCAGTGCCAACCGATGCGGTATGCCCGATATAGACTTTATCCTCACCGGCATCGACAAAGAGCGTGTCGGTATCAACAGCGAGGTCGTCCACGACGGTCAGCGTTCCGTCCAGTTGCGTGGCACCAGCGTCCACCCACAGAGCGTAATTGTTCGTAGCGCCAGATGGAGCCGCGTCAATGTACAGTGCGGTCGCGTTGGTGACAGTCGAACCAGAACCTTTTGTGAGACTGGGTTCTGAAATATACGCTGACGTGACCAACGTGGTGGTTTCACTCGCCGCCGCTGTAGTAACGCCAGTCCCGCCTACACGAAACAGGGCCAACCGTGCTGTATCCCCAGCCGCTCCCGTCAATGATCCGGCGACGTTGACCTTGTAGGCGTAGTTGCTGGACCCGTCACTGGTGAACGCACCTCCGAGGACCAAACTTGTGGTACCACTCACCGCCTGACCGATAGCACTGGGGCCAACGCTATCCACAAGTAGCCGTCCAGTCACGTCGAGGGTGCCCCCGAGATCAACATTGGTCGGGAGTCGGGCATTCGCCAGAGTGCCACTGGAGATATTCGACGCATTCAGCGAGATGAGGTTGGCTCCAGAGAGGTCATCAATAATCGTTGAGCTTAGTGGGCCGCTGATTTTGCCGTCCGTACCGACGAGGGACACATTGCCAGTACCGACGTTGATGCCGCCTCCGACATCCAAGGAAGACACGCCAGTGCCGCTGATGGTCAGACCCGTGAACTGTGGACTGTCTCCGGTCCCTACACCAATGCTGGTTCTGAGGGTGGCCCCACTCTCTGCGACGGGGTCACCCGACCCGTCCCCGACAATCATTTGCCCATCGGTGAGGACCGACATCGCCGTGATGGCTCCAGTCCCGCTGCCTAACAGGACACCCCCATCGGTCAGCGTTGATACGCCTGTGCCCCCATGGGCAACACCAATATCAGTGCCCTCCCAGGTCCCTGCGGTGATGGTGCCGCTCAGGGCAATGTTCCCCGCGCTGGTGATACTCAGTGCGTCGGTGAAGCTAATAGTCGCCCCAGCCGTGCCCGTGCCTGCGACCTGGAAGTTAATGCCATTCGACAAGACAATCTTGGACGCTTCCTCACTCGAAATCATGTACTCCGAATTATTCCCAGACCCAGCCACGGCGTTGTAGGCAACATCCATCGAGTTGCCCGCCACCGCTGAGTCATGGGAGGCCAGAATACCAAGTCCTCCGAGTTGGGCACCTACCAGACTCCCTGTCCACTCCCCACTGATCGCAACGGACCCAATAACCGCCTTGGTCGAGACGATTAGGCCCGTGGCACTTCGCGCAAAGGTGTGTAACCCGGTAATGGTGTAGTCTTCCTCTTCGGTAACTAGCGTATTGCCGGAGAGGTTTGCGTCGGTATTCGCAACTTGAATGTCAGCCATTTAGCGAACCTCATAGGCCACGTTGATGACCCAGGTTGCTGTCCCGTCACTGGTCGAGGTTTCCGCACTGAGCGCCGTATTCTCGGTAAGCTGGAGCCCGTGAATCGCCAATCCGTCCATGGCGAACCACTCGAAGGTCCGGTCGTTAAGGGTGGCTCCCCCTTTACGGAGCAGCGTATCCCCGCCAGCCCCATCTTCCAGGCGCAACAAGGACCCTGTCCCTGCCGCCGCCACATCAATCGACCACCACAGCACCACAATCCGCTGACCACTTCCTGGGGCCGCAATGAGTGACGTGTCCGTGTTGGAACTAATACTGGATTGGGTCTGAAACTGTCCTCGGGCCATGAAGCCCTCCTATTCTGTGTGGTGATAGCGATAGTCGTAGCCAGGGGCCCGATCGCGGTTAAAGCGCGTCAGGGCCTCGATGGTGGAGGTAAAGACATCCCCCAACATGGACGTCACCCCAGCCGCATCATCGTCCTTGCCTACGCGCAAAAGCTTTGTGGCATAGGTGGCCATGGGAATCAGGGCAATATCGGGATAGGCAAAGGTGCCCCCAGCCGTGAGGTCCGAGGCCGCCGTGAAACCGTAATAGCGCACCGTGTGCGTCGCATCAGGCAGCGGGTCCCAGT